CGGGCCGAACCCCTACCGGCTGTCGTTCATCTTGCCCGCGGTGAAGTTCAAGACCGGCGCCGTTAATATAAATGGCCCTGACGTGCTGCCGCAATCAATCGGCTTCCAGGCATACGACGACGGCTCCGGCACTAACCCGGTCATCCAGGTCAAGCTGGTCAGCAAGGAATCCAGCGCGATCTAGCTGCCTTCCGGCGGGTTGAGGATCGCGGCGAACAGGTTTCCCCGGTACATGACCGGGGTGGCTATCCCGGCGAGGTTCAGCCAGCCGTCTTCCAGTTCTTTCGTCGCGAACGTGGCGATGGTGACGGATTTCCCCTGATAGATGGCGTCAGCGTAAGCACTCGCGCCGCCCTTCGCGGGGCCGTACGGGTGCACGCCGGTGGCGCCCATCGCCGCAGCAGCCTGCTCCACGGTGGGAATGCCGCTGCTGTTCCCGCCGCTGCTGCATGCCGTCAGCGCCGCCGCAGTCACAGCAGCCGCGATCACGATCCTGGCCTTCATCTGCGCCCCCCATTACCCGGAGATGCCTTGATTATCATCTACGACGGGCAAAAATACCCGTTCGACCTCAGCGACGTGACCGTGAAGCAGGCGCTGAGGATCGAAAAGTTCATGGGCTGCCCGTTCGCCGAGTGGGGGAAGCGGCTGCAGGCTGGCGGCGACCTGGCCGCGAAGCAGGCCCTGGGCTGGCTGGTGCTGCACCCGGACGGCGGCGTGCCGATCGAGGACACGGACTTTAAGATCGGCCCGTTCGGCGATGCCATCGCGGACGCGTTCGCAGCTGAGGAAGCCGCGCAGCAGGAGGCGGCCGGGCCGGTCCCTACCGTCGCGGCCTCGAACGGCCGCCCGTCAGCGGAATCATCCCCGGAGAGCTCGCCGCAATTCTCGGCCGCGATCTCGCCCTGACCCGCGCCCGGAACCTGTTCGGCCTGGCGAGCCTGTGCTCGGTCACGCCGCCGCAGGTTAATGACCTGACAGTGGCGGACTTCGGCTGTCTCCTGGCCGGCATCAGGGCGCAGCATGAGAGGCGGCAGCAGTGAGCATCCGGTGGGACGGCGAGCATCTCCGCGCGCTGTCACAGCGCCTGAAGGACGCCGGCGACGAGGGTAACGGGCTGCGCCGGGAACTCCTGAAGCAGATCAGCGACGCGGCTAAGCCGCTGGCGGAGAAGATCGCCACCGAGGAGCATCTTGACCCTTACATGCCGGATCAGTATGCCGCGATCCTCGCCCGCGACCTGAACGTCTCGACGCAGAAGCTGTTCGCCCGCAACCCGCGGATCTCGGTGCGCGCCCGGGGACGCCAGCACAGGCGCAAGGTGGAGTGGCTGAACCAGGGATACATCAATCATCCCGTTTTCGCGCGCGGCCCGCGGAAGACCTGGGACTGGGAGAACAGGCAGACGGGCGGCATGAAGCCGGGATTCTTCGATGATGCTGTCGAGGACATGCTGCCGGAGGTGCGCGCCGCAGTGGTGAAGGCGCTCGATAACGTCGCGGATCAGGTGGTGCGCTGAATGGCCGGCACGGAAGTCCGCGCGGACATCATCGCCAATGACCGCGCCTCGGATGCGTTCTCCCGCGTCGGCCGCTCGGCCGCCGAGATGGGCATCGAGATGGACGTCGCCGCCCATGAGGCGGACAAGCTCGACCGCGCCCTGGACCGGATGTCGCACAAGAGCATCGGCGTGAGCGCTGATGTTAACCGGGCGATGAAGGGCACCGACAAGATTCTCGCCGACGCGGAGAAGATGCTTGCCGGCCTCGACAGCGCCGGCAGCGGCGGCGGCGGCGGCGGGGGCCTGCTCAGCAAGCTTTTCAGCAGCGGCGGCGGCGGGGGCATATCAGGCGGCATGCTCGCCGGCGTCGCCGCCGCTGTCCCCGCGCTTGAGGCGGCGCTGGTGGAGGTGGACGGGCTGGTGTCCGGGTTCGCCGCGGCGGGCGCCGGGGCGGGCGCGTTCGGGCTGCTGGCGATGCCAGCGGTCGCGAAGGTCAGCGGCGCCCTCCAGCAGATAAACGCCGACCAGCAGGCTTATGACCGGGCGCTGACGAAGACGGCGAAGAACACCGCGCTGCAGCACCTGAAAGATGACTATGCGGACCTCAGCCCCGCTGAGCTCGCCGCGGTCAAGGGCATCCAGGGACTGGAGGCCGAGTTCGGGAAACTCGCGAGAGCCTTCGAGCCGCAGGCGTTCAAGATCTTCGCCGATGTGCTGCAGATCGCGAACCAGCTGCTGCCGGTCGTGGTCCCGTTCGCGAACGCGTTCGCGAACGCTCTCGGCGGGCTGCTGCAGCAGCTCGGCAAGTTCACTGCGTCGAGGGATTTCAGGGACTGGCTCGCACAGTTCCAGAAGCTCGTCGGGCCGAGCGTGACCGCGATCGGGCAGGGCGTCGGGCAGCTCGTGATCCAGTTCGGGAAGCTGCTGACCATCATGTCCGCGAAAGATGTGGTGCGGTCGATCAATATCGCGTTCGACGTGCTGAACGGCACCATCGCCGCCGTGAACTACAGTATCCGGCGGCTGATGGATAACTGGGACGGCATGTCGGTGGCGGCGAAGCATTCCTGGTATGACCTTAAGCGCTGGACCGATGACGTGACGCAGGCGTTCGACTTCGTGCGGCACGCCATCGCCCATGACGCTGACAGCGTGGTCCACGCCTTCGAGGGGATCGTGGCCGGGGCCGTCGCGCTCGGCACCGGCATCTTTCATGCTGGCCAGAACATAATCGGCTGGTTCCAGGCGCTTCCCGGGCGCATCATGCACGCGCTGACCGGGCTCGGCGCGAACCTGTGGGGCTACGGGAAAACTGTTATCAATGACTTCTGGACCGGCCTGAAATCCATCTGGTCCAGTGTCTGGAACTGGTTCGCGAACATTCCCTCAGACATCCTGCACGCGCTCGGCATCCACTCGCCGCCCAGGTGGGCGCTCGAGGCGGGCGAGCACATCCTGCAGGGCCTGTTCGGGTGGACAACCGCGAAGAAGCACCAGATCCTGGCGCGGGTGTCCACCCTCGGCGCGCAGGTCGGCGCCGCCGCGGCGGCATCAGCGGCGCGGATCGGCTCCGGCAGCGTCGGCACGGAACAGCGGTACGCCGCGCAGCTGCTCACCGGCTACGGCTGGGGGCAGGATCAGCTCGGCCCCCTCATCGCCCTGTGGAACCGGGAGAGCGGCTGGAACCCGTACGCGCAGAATCCCTCATCCGGCGCAGCCGGGATACCGCAGAACATCGCCGGCTGGACCGCGTACGCCCCCGGTGACTGGGCTGGCCAGATCCGCTGGGGCCTGGATTACATTTTCGGCCGCTACGGTTCCCCCGCCGCCGCATGGGGACATGAAATGCAGTTCGGCTGGTATGACCGCGGCGGCTTCCTCCCGCCCGGCCTGTCACTGGCCTGGAACACCACCGGGCGCCCGGAACCCGTCGGCACGGGCGGCGGGAACACCTACAACATCACCGTGAACGTGCCGCCGACGGTGAACCCGCGGGAGGCGGGACGGCAGGTCGCCCAGCTGATCCTCGCCCACACCAAGAACGGCGGCCGTCTCTACCCGCACGGGGTGACCCCCGCGTGACAACGCCGCTGCCTATCCTCCCGCAGATCATCGCCGAGGCCGGGCTCGTGTCAGCCAGCCCCGTGCAGCCCGGCACCGTCCTCGTCCTCGATGATGTCACGCTGGGGAAACTGGACACCGGCACGCTCGGCGGTGACATCACCTGGACGGACCTGTCCGCAGGGTTCACCCAGCGGGTCATCAGCTTCACGATCACCCGCCCGTCAAGCCGCCTGGAAGGACCCTTGTGGCAGTACCAGGCTGCCACCGCATCGATCCTGCTGGACAATTCCGACGGTGCCCTGGACCCTGATAACCTCGCCGGCCCCTATGTGACGGCCGGGGCGACGGAGCTGGTGCCGATGGTGCCGGTCCGGGTCCGCGCCATATTCTCCGGCACCGCCTACAGCCTGTATTCCGGGCATGCGGACGGGTGGATGCCCGCCCAGGTCACCTATCTGGGCGGCTACGCGGAGCTGACCCTCCCGGCGACGGACGGGTTCAAGATCCTCGCCGGCCTCACCCTCCCCCCGGCGGCCGCGGCGGGTGCGGGGGAAACAACGGGGGCGCGGATCGGGCGGATCCTGAACGCCGCCGGCTGGTACACCGGCAGCGCATGGCGCACCATCGCAACCGGGAAAAGCACCGTGCAGGCCTATACGGCGGGGGACACGCCGCTGAACCTGATGCAGGTCACCTCCGACAGCGAGATCGGGCAGCTGTATGTTGACGGCACCGGGCGGGTCGTGTTCCGGGACCGGCAGCAGATCCTCACCGATGCCCGCTCCGCGAGCGTGCAGGCGGTGTTCGGGGACCTGCCGGGCACCTCCCACACGGCGGGGACGGAGCTGGCCTGCGCGGCGGTCAGCCGCGCATCGGATGACACCGCGATAGCGAACGATATCCAGGCGACCCGCACCGGCGGGACATTGCAGGAAGTTCAGGATGCCGCGTCGGAAAGCAAGTACAAGTTCCCCCGCACCTACCAGCGTTCCGACCTGATCCTGCAGAACGACTCCGATGCGCTGAACTGGGCGCAGTGGGTGCTGTACGTGGCGAAGGACGCCCCGGACCGGTTCGATACCCTGGCTGTCGACCCGCAGGCCGACCCGGGCAATCTGTGGCCGCAATGCCTTAGCCGGGAGATCGGGGACCGCATCCAGGTGTGGCATCGTCCCGCGAACGTGGCCGCGTTCAGCCGGGACTGCTTCATCACCGGCATCACCCACCAGTGGGATTCCGTGTCGTCGGCGTGGCTGACCACCTGGGCGCTCCAGGACGCCTCGAAGTACGGGTCGTTCCTGGTCCTCGATGATCCCGTTCTCGGCAAGCTCGACAGCAACGCCGTCAGCTATTTACAGAGCCTAAGGAGCAGCATTGGCCGTCAAGGTCTGGAACGTCGGCGATGTGCTGACGGCCGCCGACATGAATGCGTGGACCGTGCCGCTCGCCGCCTACCGCACCACCACCCAGTCCGTCACCTCGAGCACGACGCTGCAGAACGACAACGCACTGTCGGTGGCTGTCGCCGCCAACGCCGTCTACATCGTGGAACTCGCCCTGATCTACGACGCTGACACGGCCGGGGACCTCAAGCTCGGCTGGACGATCCCGGCCGGGGCGTCGATCACGAACGTGGCCGACTCGATGCTGACCGGGACGGCGGCGGCCACCACCGATGACCAGATGACCGCGGGAACCACCAACCCGGTCGCCGGGGGTCTCGGCGCGGGCACGAACTGCGGCTTTGTGGGGAAGTGGCTGCTGACCATCTCCTCGACGTCGGGGACGCTGCAGTTGCAGTGGGCGCAGGGCACGTCGAGCGCGACGGCGACGCGGCTGTTCGCCGGGTCGTACCTGCTCGCGCAGCGGGTGGGCTGATGGCGACGCTGGCTGACCTGGTGCCGGGGGATCAGTTCCTGTTCGCCTGCTCCGTGACCGCCGTGGATCAGGTGACGGGGCTGAGCCTGGGCCTGTACGGGCCGGGGCGGGCGCTGGCCGCGACGGCGGTTATCAGCCCGGCCGGGGTGATGAGCGGGCAGCTGGCCGCCGCCCCGGATCAGGTGCCGGTCACTATCGTGACCGGGTTCGCCCCCGTATCGGTCGGGGACGTGCTGGAGAACACGGCCGGGGAAACCCTCGTCGCCCGCTGGTCCCAGATCAGCCCCGACGGCACCGTCACCTGGTCATCCTCAGCTGACCACCGGGTCATCTACCCGGCAGCCGGATGGTCCGTGATCGGGCATGTGACGCTGTGACGGAAAGGAAACCATGACCGCGATCGTCGTCGACTTCGCCTGGCATAAGCCCACCGTCGCGCAGCTGCAGTCCTGGGGCGCGGTCGCCGCCGGCATGTACATCTCCCACGACCCGGGCAAGAACGCCACCGCGCCCCTCATCAAGTCCTACGCCGCAGCCGGGATCAAAACCTTCCTGTTCTATGAGGACACCGCCGCGCAGGCGGTGAACGGGCACCCGCAGGGCGTCACGGATGCGGTGTTCGCGCTCGCGCAGGCGAACGCCCTGGGGATGCCCGCATGGGCGCCGATCATCGCCGCGATTGATTTCGATGTCCCCGACTATTCACCGGTCCTGTCCGACCCGGCGGCGAAGCTAGGGCCGGTCGGCGCGTACCTGAGGGGCTGGTGCGACACCATCGGCGAAACCCGTACCGGTGTGTACGGCAGTTATTACACATGCACCCGCGCTATCGCCGCCGGCCTGGCCGCCTATGCGATCCAGACGATCGCCTGGTCCGGCGGCCAGGCCGACCTCAAGGACATCGCCTGCCTTCAGAACGGCCAGATGCTCGACAGCGGGCAGGTCGACGTTGAGGTGATAGTGAGTAGCAAGCTACTCAGCCTCATCGCCTGGACCCCCGGCGAACCCGACCCGAACCCGCCGCCGAAACCGCCCGTCACCGTCAGCTGGGCGCAGTGGCCGTCCGGGACGGTCCTGCAATACGGCAGCACCGGCGATGCGGTGACGGTCCTCCAGGCAGCGCTGCGGAACTCCGGCATCTACGGTGTCCGCGGCATCACCGCAGACGGGGATTTCGGATCGCAGACGCTGACCGCGGTGCGGAACTTCCAGTACGTAAAGAACCTTACGGTCGACGGGATCGCCGGGCCGCAGACCCGGACGGCCCTTGTGGCGCTGAACGACATCTGAGGAGGCCCGCAATGCCGCGCCTGATCAACCCCATGACTAACCCGAACGGGTATCTCGCTGCCGGGGGGGCGGTGTTCGCCGCCGCTGTCATGATCATCAACGCCGTGCACCATCACGGGATCATCGACCCGCCGGTTATCGTCGGCGCGGTCGGCGCGGTCGGCGCCCTGTTCGCCCGGCAGCTCGTCACCCCGGTGAAGGACCCGAAGGACGGCAACGGCAACCCGCTCACACCGAAGCAGTAACCGCACACACCCGGGGAGGGGGTGCCGCGCTGGACAGCGCCATCCTGTCCGTCCTGTCCAGCGCAGGCGTCGCCGGAATCTTCTGCATCCTGTTCATCACCGGCAAGATCGCCTCCAAATCCGCGCTCGACGAGATAAGACAGCAGCGCGACGAATACAAGCGAGCCCTCGAGCTGGAACGAGCCCGATCGGAGGCCAGTGTCGTCACCGGCCAGATCGTCAAGGATGTGATGACCAGCCTCCGCAGGGAGCTGGAATAAGCATGCGACTATTCCGGAGAGGCCACGTGAACACGGAAACCCGGCACGCGCGCCTTGAGCGCGAAGCAGCCGAGAAACGGCTGGCCCACGCGGAAGAGCATGTCATCGCCCCGCTGCGGGCACTGCGGGACGAAAACCACGTCAGCGACCTGATCGAGGCGCTGATACAGCGGCGCGCGGGACAGGGCAGGCCGTGACGCAGGCGCAGTTCCTGGCCGATGCCGGGCAGCGGCTCATCAACGGGGTGTTCATCGTGTCGGTGCTTTTCCCGGTGGTCACCACGTTCTTCTGGGCGTGGTGGCGCAGCGAGTGGGGATGGAACATCATCCTGCTTGAGGCGTGCATCGCCGCGACGCTGCTGCCCACGGTGCTGCTCATCGACTTCGGGATCGACGACATCCCGCTCCGCTGGATTCAGGCGGTGTCGCTGCTCCTCGTCGGCATGGTCATCATCTGGCGGGGGCTGCTGATATGGCGCACGCAGCGCGCCGGGAACACCCGTGAGTTAGAATCAGGAAGCCGGTACGCGCCGCGCGCCCCCGCACCCCCCACCCCGGGGATGCGGGGGCGTTTTCGCGTCTCACTGGTACGGCTCGCCCTCCGTCAGCGTCCAGCAGGACACCGGTGCGGGTGCCTGCCAGCTGGCATGCCACCGCCGCGGGCTATAGGGTCCGTTATTCATGCTGTTACCGTTCGCGAAGCTATTCCCTCGCAGCATCGACTGATCCTTCCTAGCCTTTCGCTGTCCATCTCAGTCTCTCGCCTTTCCCGCCGCACCTGCGGCACCGTCCCCACCGCGCGCCGCTGCTGCCCGGGTTCCGGCCGCGCCTGTCCCTGCACCAGCGGCACGGCGCGTACGGGTGCCGCCGCAGCGAGATGCGCCACAAGGCGAACCCGAGCGCGGCGAGGAGGAGAATGAGCAGCAGCAGGCTCAACGGCTTTAACGTAGATGCCAGGGGATTTCGCGCTCAGCCTCGATCACGGCCGAGTTGAGCTGCCTGGTCGCCGCGTTCTCCGCGCCGAACCGGCGCGCGGCGTTGTTAGCAGCCTTTTTCGCTGCCCGGTATCGCTTAAGGTCGGCCTGCTGTTCCGCCTGCGGCTTGTCGCGCCATCTAGTCATGAGCCGTTCCCTTTCCTGAGTCATCCCAATTCTTGGATGGTTAGCCCGGCGGTTACCGGGTTAGGTTTCTCACGCCACCCCGCCAGAACCTCACTCGCCGCGTGACCTGCGGAAACATGCGGAAGTTAGGCGGGTTAGGCGGGTTAGGTGACCCTGCTGTGAGGCGCCTGAGGGCGAGCGCGGGGGCTGTGCCGCTCATCTAACTCACCCTCCCGGTGCAGCACGCGGCGCACCTCGGCGGGGTCGAGGCGCGGCACGTTCCCGCTGTTCGTCCACCGCACGCCCCGGTCGGCGAGCAGCGACTTCAGCTGCTCCCCGGTCAGCGAACGGTACAGTCCCCACGCCGGGGCGAGGCGGCGCAGCATCGACGGCACGTCCGCGAGCCGCACCCGGTCAGCGCCGAGCACCTCATCGAGGTCGGCGAGGAGGTCCCGCGCCTCGATCGCCCGCGGCGACTCACCGCCCGGCAGCCCCCGGCCGTGCTTCGCCATCGCCGCCAGCGACCGCTCTATCAGCGGCGACACCTGATCGTCGCCGCGCGCCACCGACAGGAAGTGCACCTGCACAACCTCCGACCGCTGCCCGTTGAATCCCTTGCACAAGGCGGTGCCCCGGTCGGTGCCCGGTATCAGCTCCGTCGCCCGGTGGCCGCCCGCATAAGCGCCCTGCCCGAGGAGCGCATCGTTCGCCACATGGTCGCCGACCGCGAACGCGATCCCGTTGGAACAGTTCCGGGTAACGTCGCGCGGCATCGAGTCTTTCGTCGGGGCCTGCGTTGACAGCATCATGTGGACGCCCCGTTTCCGGTCGAGCTTCACGTTCTCGCACAGCAGGAGGCTGATGTCTTTCCCGAACTTACGGTGCTGGATCGCGACGTGCGCCTCTTCCAGCAGCCAGAACACCGGGTGGAGGCCGACCCCGGCGTTAGCGAGCTGGCGGGTCACCTCCGGCTGCTCATAGTCCACGAGAAGCTGCCCGCGGGCCTGCAGCTCGTCTTTCAGCTCTTCGAGGTCACCGAGGATCGTCTCGATGTGCTCATCCTCAGCGCCCATCACATACCTGCTGCACCTGGGCTTGAAAACTTCGAAGTCGAAGTTTGTATCAGGGATGTAGATCCGCACCTCTGCTGTCATGTCGAGCGAGTACCCGGCGGCGACGGCGCGGGCCGCCGTGGACTTGCCCTGCTCGGGCATCCCGCCGCACAGCGTGTTCCGCCCGGTCACGGGTATCCGCATCGGGTCGCCGCGGAGCGTCCGCCCGAACGGGAGGCCTTTGAATACGTCGGTGAATCCCTGGTCGAGCAGCGGGTACGGTCCCGCGCCCTCGGCGAGCGCGCCCTTGTCCGCCGCCCACACGTCGAGGATGCCCGCCTCATCACCGGTCGTCGGCCATACCTCTTTCGCCGCCCGGTAGAGGCCGCTGGCGAACTTGGCGCGGCGCGTCACGATCTCCTGCGCGGTCACCCCGGTCGGCAGCCGCACGACGGCGTGCGTGCCCCGGCCGTCGCGGCGGCACGGCGTCAGGAACTGAAGCGGCAGCCCGTCCTTGAGGTAGCGGGCGATCTGCGGTATCCCCAGCGCGCCGAGCGCCCGCGCGATCGTGTGCTCATCGATCGTCACATCTTCGGCGTCAGCTGAGGTGCGCATCCATGTAGGCCCGTCGGATGCGGTGCGGCCGGTGTGCCAAAGCCACGTGATGACGGCGAGCGGCACGGCGAGCAGCAGCGCGAACGCCACCGTCGAGGCGACCGCGAAACCGACCGCGACAACACGGGCGAGGATGATCCACGGCACCGCCATCATGGCTATGTGCCGGGCGGCGATAGCCAGCAGCAGCCCGAGGCCGAGCATGACGGCCAGGAACACGGCCCCGGCCAGCGGCATGACCTTGATCAGGTTCACGACGGTATCCCGCCGCGCCTCATGGCGTTCCCGCTTCTCTTTCAGGTGCTTGATCCGCAGGTCCGCCCACTTCTGCATGTTCTCGTGGTCCCCGGCCGCCTCGGCGGCGCGCATCATCCGGTCATGCCGGGTGCGGGCATCATGCCAGCGGCGCAGCAGGATCAGCGCGCCCGCGAAGACATGGACGCCGTGGCGCAGCAGCCCGTGCGCGCCGGGGGAAAGGGTGAGCGTAACCGTCCGCCCGGCAGGCGGCGGCGGCGCGGCGGCCGGCTCATCATCGGTGAACTCGCCCTGGTATATCGGGCCATCGACCGCTGCGTCATCCGGCACGGCGGGCAGGTGCGGGGCGTCCGGGGCGGCGGCTGACGGGGGTGGAATCGCCACCCCGGACGCGTTCAGGGGGGTGCTATTCATGGCTGCCGTCCCCGTTCAGCGACGGCTCCGCAACCATCCCGGCCACATCGCGCTTGAGTGTCCGCACCCGGTTGCGCGGGACTCCGAGCGCCTCAGCGAGCGCCCGTTCCGAATCTGATGCGAGCAGCAGCCGCAGCGCCTCTTCCCGCCCGGGCCGCCCATCACCGCCGTCCCGGGCGGGAGCGGCCGGGGAAGCATCCGGGGGCAGGCTCCCCCGGCCGCGCCTTACGAGCCCCGCGAGGGACTCAAGAGCAAGAACGAAAGCCACCGCAGGCCAGCCGTCCACCAGCCACGACGGCATCGCATGCGGATGCGACGCAACCACATTCATCGCCAGGGTGACCGCGATCCCGGTGCCGAGCGCCAGCATGGTCAGCCGCGGTCGCGGCTGCCCCGCCCGGGACGCGGCGAGCAGGTCAGCCGAGGCACCGAGGATAACCAGGTCAGCCAGCGCGGGAACCAGGTACGCCACCGGCGCGGTGGCCCCGGCCGCCTGGACGACAGCGAGCGCATGGAAGTAAGACGCTATCCCGGCGATGAGGGAAACCCCGGCCAGCGCCACCCAGCCGACGACACGCGGCGCGCGGGCGGCGCTCATCCCGGCACCCGCCCCGAACCGTCATTAGCCACACAGTCCCACACATGGCCCTGATGAGACGGGGCGTGCTCGACGTGCCATCCTGGCTTGCATTTCGGTTGCGGGGTAAACGATGTCTGGCAGCCCGGATGAGTAGCCCCGAACGCTGCCAGCATGGCGCACAGGACCACGAGTCCCTTGCACAGGGTTCTTGCTGATTCGCTCAGCGGCAGCCAGGAGAGGCTAGCGGGGCGGGAGGTACTGTCAGTACGGTTCACTTACGGCCTCACTTTGCTGCGGCTCTGTGGGGTCCAGGGGCGCTGTCCGGCTTTCACCCGGCAGCGCCCCGCTATTGTCAGCTAGCGGCGCTCCAGCTCATCGAGCAGGGACCGCAGATCGTAGCGGACTACCTTGTCATGACCGCCGTCGATGAGGCGCTCGGCGTGCCAGACGTGGTTGTCGCGGTTGCACCAGATGCGCCATTCCGGGTGCGCGGCCTCGAATTCGTTCTGGCGTACCACCTGGTCGACGGCGGCGTCGATCCCGGCGACGTCGGGCAGGTTATCGAACGGTCCCATGAAACGCAGGGTACATCGGTGCGCCGCGGTCCGCCACTATGCACCGTGCAGGGCGCGCGTCCGCCCGGGGGGATCAGTATGGCTTCATGGTTGACCATGGCTCATCTGTACCGCTCTATGTGCAGGTCGCGGATGATCTGCGGCGGAGAATCCGCGCCGGGGAATACGCGCCGGGGCAGCGGCTGCCGTCCGCCGACGACCTGCACGAGATCTACGATGTTGCCCCGAACACGGCGCGGAAGGCGCTGATCCTGCTGCGGGAGGAGGGGCTCGCGGAGATGACGCACGGGCGCGGCACGTTCGTCCGCCGCGGTTTA